ACTAGACGCATACCCTGTCATATTCTATCACGATGAGATGGCATGGGTAGCTAAAGAGTCTGACGCAGAACGAGTAAAAGAAATCTGTGTCGAATCATTTAGAGAAGCGCCTAAAGACTTTAATGTGACATGTATGGATGGCGATGGTGTCATTGGTAATTGTTACGCAGACGTTCATTAGAAAGGAACTGTCATGGGTAGAATGAAAGAACACGTTATGAGACTTGAAGAACACTTCTGGCATCTTGCAGCACAAACAGTATCTGGCTGCGAGAATGTAGAAGATTACTTATCAGAGATGAGTGAGTACAAACAATTCATGCCACTACTAGATGACTCAGAGTTTACTGAGCTAGTAGTAGACTCATTCAACCATTACTGGGAAGAGAAAGGACACGCATAATGATTGCTATTATTGACGCTGATAGCTGCATATATCAAGCAGCATGGCAACAGAAGACAATCGAGAGTGCCTTAGATAACTACAAGGCAATCCTACAAAAGAACTGGGTAGATCCTGTGTGGTCTGACGAACAGATTATATACTGCGGTGGTAAAGATAACTTCAGGTATAAACTCTGTCCACAGTATAAAGCCAATCGTAAAGACCCGCCTCAAGACGCTAGTCTGTTTAGACCTCTAATGCAGCTCATCATTGATGAAAAGCTAGCTATACCTTCAGATGGTATGGAGGCCGACGACATGGTACGCATTAAGTCTATTGAGTTAACTGCCGAAGAAGTAGAACATACTATTGTACACATTGATAAAGATCTTGACTGTATTCCAGGGAAGCACTACAACCCTAGACGCGCTGAGTTCTATGATGTTGATGAAGACAGTGCTGATCTACATTACTGGCAGCAAATGCTTAAGGGTGATCCAACAGATAACCTTCCAGGGCTACCTAAGATTGGTCCGAAGAAAGCAGAGGCTATGCTTAAGGGTGTTCCAATGGATCGGCGTAAAGCTAGAGTTCTTGCTGCATACAGAGCTAAGTATGGACGGGTAGACTGGAAAGAAAAGCTACTGGAAACAGCTAATGGTATTCACATTCTAAGGAAACAAGATGACTTCTTTGCGATTTAACAACCATGAGCGTTGGCACAACGTTCAGGTAGAGCGTGTCACTCAGTTCGATAACAACGACTGGTGTGGCATTATCACTAAAGAGCATGGCGAGATACGTTGTAAGAGACGTAACAAGTCTCGCTTCAAACTAAAGAAAGGATTTAAGGGTCCAATCACAATCTACTTCTTAGGTGGCACTACACCAACAATAGCTGATGATGTACGCGGTCACATTGAGGTAGAGAGTCATTGGAATATACTACACCCTGAGTTGTTTAATGAAGCTGATCACGGCTTTCTTTATGTGATCACTAACAAAACTACTAAGCAACGCTACGTAGGAGTAAAAACACTACATACTAGCTGGAAGGCATACACTAGTTCTAGCAGTGAACTCAATGAGATCATTAAAGAACAAGGACATGATAACTTTTCTTTCGACATCTTGTTTTCTTGTCCTATGAAAGGTGACTTGAGTTATCTAGAAGCCTTTATGATTATGAAAACTCATGCATTGTGTAGTGATGACTGGTATAACAAGTGGGTACATGAGATTAGATTTAAACCCGCTATGAGAGACATGGAGAGACAAATTGAAATCGCCGAATCGTATTCGTAATCCTTATCATAATGATATTAGGAAACATCAAGTTATTCCTGCAGAAAAAGCAGAAGTAACTGAAGATGATTGGGATGAAGACTTGTTGGATCTGTTTAATAACAAGCAACAGAAAGCTGAAAAGATAATGAAATCAGATAGAGCTAGAAACCGAAGGAAGGAAGCTCGATATGCCAAAGAAAACAGACTATACGGAAAGTAAAGAGATAGGTAAAACTAAGTGTCCTGCTTGTCCTAGCAGCGATGGCTTTACCTTGTATGATGATGGACACGGTTACTGTTTTGTATGTAACCATTATGAAAAAGAAGTAGGAAAGGAAGAGGATATGCCTGTAGCAGCTACCTCAGTATTTAGTTTAGAACTATTTGAATCACAGTTAGGCGATCATCGTGGTTGTCAATCAAGAGGAATTACAAAGACTATCGCTGAACACTACGGTGTTCGGGCAACCTACAATAGTGACAGGGAAATTATTGCTTATCATTACCCATACTATAAAGATGATGAGCATTCACCCTGCGCATACAAAACGAGGACTCTACCTAAAGAGTTTAAAACAGCAGGAGAGTTTAAGAATGTTCAGCCATTTGGAAAGCATTGTTTTAACGCCGGAGGCAAAAGGCTTGTCATCACGGAAGGCGAATTCGATGCGATGTCTGTTGCACAGGCCTCGCTGGATCACTACAATAAAATATATCCTACGATTAGTGTTGCTTCGGCAACCAACCTCAAGAGCCTGTTGCTTGCGAGGGAGTGGATCAGGTCATTTGAAGAAGTCGTGTTGTTCTTTGACAAAGACTCAGCTGGTCAGAAGGCTATTAAAGAGGCAGCTAATATCATTGGGATTGATAAGGTAAAGATTGCCACTAGTAATGCTAAAGATCCTTGCGATCTGTATACAAGCCAAGGCTATCGTGCAGTAATGCAGGCCGTATGGGATGCACAAGCATACAGCCCTGCGGGTATCGTAGTAGGTCATGCGCCTGTATGGGAGCAATACCTAGCAAGACAATCTACTGAGTCAGTGCCTTACCCTGATTGCTTAGATGGCATCAACGATAAGACTAAAGGTATGCGCTTTGGTGAAATCACTTTGTTCACTAGCGGTACTGGCAGCGGTAAAAGTACTGTCATTAAAGAAATAGTGCTTGACTTACTGGATAAAACTAGTTATAAGATAGGCATGATCTCGCTTGAGGAGTCTATCGGAGATACAGCTGAGAAGCTTATCCAGATGAAACTTAAGCAAAATCTACAAGAGTATGATGTGCCTCTTGACATTCAAGAAGCTGCATCTAAAGAGGTATTTGAGGATGAACGCCTTGTCTTACTCGACCACCAAGGTTCTGTTGGTGATGAGTCACTTATTGATAAGATTGAGTATATGGCTCTTATGGGTTGTAAATACCTTATTCTTGATCACATCACGATTGCCGTATCCGAAGGTGCTGAAGGGTACACTGGTAATGAAGCCATTGATAAGGTTATGTCAGATCTACTTAAGATTACTAAGAAACATAACGTCTGGCTTGGAGTTATATCGCATCTACGAAAGGTGCAAGGTGGAAGTACAACCTTCGAGCAAGGTAAACTACCGAGTATGGATGATATCAAAGGCTCTGGATCCATTAAACAAATATCATTCGATATTATTGGATTCTCCAGAGATATGGCTAATGAAAATGAGGAAGTTAGAAACACAATCAATTTCATTGTACTTAAAAGTAGATTTTCTGGTAAGACCGGACCAGCAGGATCAGTAAGATACAACCATGACACTACAAGACTAGAGTATCACAACGGTTCAGCAATAGACTTTGAGGTAATAGGATGAGTGAAACAGCTTTATACCACCAGATAGGTTTACTACAACAAGAACTTGCTCATGCAAAAGAAATCATTGAGAGCCTTACTACGGAGCGTAATAAGTTTCGTAGTCAGGCGATGATGAGGGCAAACAAAATAGAGACATTATCAAATGAGATCAATAGTATTTATACGAAACAAGAGTATATCCCCTAGCCAAGAAATTATTAAGTTATTAAACAGCCTTAAGTCTAGGGGTACCGAGCCTGTTGACTGGCATTATGATGACAACTATATAACCTTTAGAGTAGAAGATGAGGATAACGATTAGGAGGGACTTATGTCCACTAAACAAGAACGTTATGATCAAATGTATATCGATATTGCTACTCGTGTAAGCGAAATGTCATGGGATAGTGATACTAAAGTAGGAGCAGTGATAGTTAAAGATGGAAATATTATTTCGATGGGTTGGAACGGAACTCCAGCGGGGTTTCCAAATGAGTGTAAACACCCTGAAACTGGGGTTACTCTACCTCATGTC